ATCGTCTTGCGTGCCATCCCGGATCGGTATGCGGCTTACATGATGCCCATGCAGGTATGCGGGTAATCAACACGCCACCAAGTTCTACGCCTCGCACAGAGCGCATTAAATCGAAACACATTTCTTTTATGCCCAGCAAGTCAGACGATGGGTACCAAAATGAGTCATGAGGCAATCCATCTTTTGCTTTTTCTGGATCACCGAATCTGCACCAAATGTCATCCAAACCGTGATGCGGACTATCTTGACTTTCGGTTCGCGCTCGATGCTGATTCCACAGTTCAGGATGCTGTTGCAATTTCCAATAAATTGGAGCGACGTTGAGTGACGATAGGATGTGTTCTATTTTCATATGGAATCAACAGGAAATCGTTTGTCTCGCTCCATCAGCATTTCATCAGCTATTTTTGCGCATTCACTAATGGAACGTTCTTCCGCTTTTCCATATCCCTTATCCAATCCTGAACCAGGATGCAAACTGATCGACATGACCCCCGAAAAGTAACAGTCCCATGCTAAGCGGCGAGTCATTTGAAAGTTATCGGTCACGACTGAATCACTCCGCTCATTGCCGCGATCGATACCGCCGAAGATGAAGCGGCAGAAGCCCATAGAGCATCACCAGCGGCCAGTTGAGGAACATTAACTAATTGAGTTTGATATGCGGCTATGCCTATGGCAGGAAAAAATATGTTTGCCTGACCGACAGATCCACCGATTGGTACAGCCCATAATGAGGCTGCCTGAGTCGATGCAGTGTCGTTTGTCAATAAAACCTGACCATTACCCAGTAACGATGTGGTAGGACTTGCTGGAACCGTGTAAATAGCCGCTGCTGTTGTCGTCAACACAGAAGGTTGAAACAATTTAAGAAATTGAATTGCCATGATTTTTTCCTTTGGCTTATGCGCTGTAGGAGTAGTTCGCCATCCCGGCGATCTTTAAAGGATTATACTTTATTTTCAACAATTACACAGAAAACATCAGTAACTCGGGTACCACTTACTCGTAGATGCCACGTACGTAAATATATTTGCTTTATTGACTACCATTGTAGATGCAAGGGCAATATTTCCAGTAGTTAGTGTAGTGAATAGACCTGTGGGAATAATTGTTATTTGACCGCCATTGGTCATTCCAGCTGGAGCAGTTATTGTCGAAATTGAAGTAACTCCAGAAACAAATAATATGGGCGTGGTTGGCGCAATAGTGGTAGCGCTTGCGATTGTTGGAACCGATGCAGCTACGTTGTCTGGAACAGTAAATGTTCTTGTACCTGTGTATATTGAAGTGCCAGTAACTTGTAATTGTTGTCCACCATCTGTATTTGATCCCAGTAATAAATTGCCAGCCAAATAATTTTTGGCTGTTCCGGTCATATACAAATTCCAATTTGTTGTGCCGGCCACAATATTGCCTGAAAACCCGAAGTTATTTGTGGCGCCTGTCATATTTGAAGATGCCGAAAATCCACTTTGCGAAGTCAATGTGGATCCTGCACCTATTGTTCCTTGATTTGCTGCGAAATGATTCACATTTGTAACATTGAATGCAGATGCAGCAGTCGATACTAATGATCTAAAATATGCTCCACCCGTAGTAGCAGTAGATGGAAGAATCGCATCTGCAACTATAATAAAAGGGTTTATATTTGTTGAAATGCTTGATATTTCGACAGAGACTTGATTCGATGAGGCACCCGATAATATTAGTGATGTCCCAGTTGCTGCTCCAATATTTGGCGTAGTCAATGTTGGACTTTCTTGCATTACAAATGTTGAACCAGTACCTGTTTGTGCCGCTACAGCAGTTGCATTACCAGATGAAGTAATTGGACCAGTCAAGTTTGCATTAGTTGTTACTGCTCCAGCTGTTAGACTTGCTGCGGTTCCACTGAAATTTGTTCCTGTTAATGTTGGTGTAAGAGTAAATGCAGGTGTTGCAGATGCAGAACCTTGCAATACGCCAGCCGATCCAGATATAGAAGATGGAATACCAGCGGCGCTATAAATCACTAATCCATAATTTGAAGGATTAAAAAAAGAAGTCGTATTTGGTGCCGTCTGATAAGGAATCGAGCCAGACAATCCACCGGATAAGTTTGTGGAATTTGTTGATGTGTTTAACAAAGGCCTGTTACCTGATATTAAATTCATCAACAATGGATCACTCGAAACTTGATTTTTCCCTATGCTCTGCAACTGAGATTCCAGTGCGGATATCCTATCTTTGAGTTGCTGATTGTTTTGAATCAACGTACTCATTGTTGCAAGCTGCTGAGATACGTTCAGTAAATTGTTTGTATTATCGAATACAGAAGGCGCTGAATTATATATTTGCTGTATTTCATCTATGGTAGTGATTGAATTTTCGATATCCGTTATCGAACCAACTTCCTGTCCACCACCTAAAATCGTGGCGATATTATTCAAAATCAAAAACCATTCTCTGGTTATTTGACTATTAGGAACTCCCTGTAAAAACGGAGTATTCGCGTTTAGGTAATTGACCTTCGTCAACTTGGTCCACCTTCATAGTTCGCCGCTGTGATTTTAATTGCGATTGGGTCAGTTCCAGATATTTCCCAGACTCGTTCCAGTCCAGTGCCTATTTTTGTCGATCCAAGTCTGTTTTGTATCACGCGCCAAGCTGTTTTACCGATAGCGCCAACAGACATTTGAAAGTAACTGGTCCAGGTGTATCCACCGTCATCTGACCAACGCAGCATTATTTGAGGATTTGTACCGGATGGAACGGTGATACCGGTTTCCATAAACAGCTGAAGTGAGTTGTAAGACATAGGTGTATTTTCTGGTGCTCCTGGTGGCAATGCATCCCATGATCTAACCCATTTTCTAGTACTACCGTTATCGGTAAAAACGTTATCGCTCATCATGTACAAATTGCCGCTCATGTAATCTCCGACTACATTTTGGCTTTGAAATAATGCCTGACAGTTTGGTAGTTCTCTGGTAAATGATCCATTGCTGAAGTATGCCCTCTGGTGCCACTTTCCTGTCACTAAATCATAGACGTAAGTTGCCCCGGCAGTTGGGAAAGTCAGCACATAAAAATAATGTCCGTTGCGCTGGAATGAATAGGCGGTTGCATCAGATATCACCGGAAAACTAACGAACAAAGCAGCCAATGCAAATGTAGAAATCGGTTTAGCACCGTAACCCTGATTCATATAGACGACGCCATCGCCCTGATCATCTGACCCGAGCCATACAAGACTATCTCCAAGTCGAGCTACAGAATAAGGAGCACAACATCCAACTGTGATCGATACTCCTTGTAACTGAGCGAAAGCAAAACCGGCTGCACCTTGATTAATCCAAACCTCAACGGTTTTTTGTTTGAATATCCAAACCTCTTCTTTGATATCGTAGAGACTGACTACATTTTGAGGGTTGGCTTGTACATAAGCATCATTGGCAGTAGCGCCAAGATTGCCTCCGATTAACGTTGCGTATGTTGAGAGATCATTGTAATTCGATTGATAAATGATGTTCGAATTGGCCGAATTCACAATTGCAAAACCATCTTGATAAACAACCGTTGAAGGCCCTGTATTTGAAGTTGCTGAGTTTGGAATGACTTGTGTGTAAGTCGATGTGGAAAAATTCCAGCACCATCCTCCCGTACCATCAACAACCAAAATCTGCGTAGGACTTTCCACCATCTGAACCGGACCGGATGAACTACCAACGGTGCCGATCAATATGCTTACATATGATGCACTGACGGAATAAAACTGGTTTCCACTGACGACATACATCAAACCGTTATTCGACACGAATTGACCTCGAATTGGTCCCACTCCAACGGTAGCAAGCAGAACTAGTCCACCTCGATCAAAAAGGCATCCTATTTCTGGACCTTTTGGGCCATCCGTATGCTCAGGATAAAGATTGATGCATAAGTCATTATTGCCGGACCTTGATCTATCCTGATTGAATGACTCCATGATCGGACTAATTGCCATAATTAACCACGCCCTGGACTACCACTAGAATCGGTGTATATGTTGTAGACAGAACTCGCTTTACTGACCACGGCACTGTCGTAAATGCTTGGGCTTTGACGCATATTGGTGCGTTTGATGTCGCCAAGAGAGTCTTTCGCAAGCATCAATAAATCTGGATCCCCCTGAGATATAGGTATTTTTTTGTAGTACCGCCACAGTCGAACAGACAAGTTATTCTGAATCGCTTCGAGATACCCGGGTGGCAAACTGAAAGTTGATTGATTATTGACCAGATCGATCAACGGTAACCTCGAATCAAAATAAACGGTGTATTGCATCGTTGGCTGCGGAAATACGTTAATCAAGCCGAGTGGGTACTGCGGATCGTAAAACAGTGTGGTGGGCAAGTCTGATAGCTCAGTGAGCAAAGAAATCAGGTTCCATTGGTCTTGCTCAACCACATCCATAGGATATCGAATGTTATTGAAATCCATGAGATACGCGGCACCAGGACCGGTATTGATCGTCAAAGGTCTTGTTTTATTAATTGTTCCTCCAACGCCGATGCTGTATTGATTCACGCCTGGCTGTAATACGAATGACTGTTCCACGTTGGCATAACAAGCCAACTTTTGATTTGACCAGTTATCCAGCATGTTATTCAAAACCCACAGCGCGCGCGCAGAGTCAGCCGCACCGATCGTAACGCCAGGAGGATATACCTGGATCTGTTCCAACGATGCCTGCATCATATCGAGCGCTGTGGTCATGTCATTACCTTTTATTTTTTAGCGGATTGCTTGTACGCCTTAGACCGTTTATCGATCTTGGCCGTTTCAATAACAGCATTAGGAATGTCCGTGTCAGAATCACTGGATTCATCGTCGTCGGATTCGTAATCCTGCGCTTCCGATGGCGTATCGAACCAAACACCTTTCAGCGCAGATTCTTCCTTATGATCTTTTACGATTAAAGGCATCTCTGTCGGCGAATACTTCCACTTAGGATATGCGCCGCCGCGGTTCGATGTATCAACTGATCCGTCAAGAATGGTCTTTTCGTATGCTTCAGGGTCAGAACAATTGGCCGGAAGATAACCGCGCGCTGCCCATTGCTGCTCTTGATCACGATTCACCACAAGTTGAGGTGGAAACATTTCTGCTTTCACTTGCTTACCACCAGCCCGAAACAATCCTTTATCTGGACCATCTTCTTTTTCGATGACAGCAGCTTCATGATTGGGGTGATGCATCCACTTTGGATATTCTTTAAAATTTGTAGCCATTTCAATCTCCTTCAATTTTCAATGTGTGCACAGCGAACTACCGCTCAGGTGGAGGCGGGGAGATCAATGGCCGTTTGCACGGTAGCCGCTGTGCTCGATGTCGCAGGAGGTGTTAGTGAATCCTGCGTTTGTTCTTGTCCATCTGGTGGGTCTTGTTGAACTTCTGACTTATTCGACAATACATGAAGCAACGCATTTTGCAATTCTTCATGCGAAGATACCAAGGTGGTAATGGTTTCTTTTAACGATGTGATCTCGTTGTGTGCGTCAACAGCAGATTGACGAGCTTCTGTGTCGACAGTAGGTTTTTCTTCAATTTTCACTGGCTCAATAGTGCCTTTACTCCCTTTCAATAAATCGATTTCCTTCATTAATTCTTGAAAAAATGGTGCCAGTGCTGGACCCCATTGCAACTGGTTTTCAATTTCATGGTAGATTTCAGTTAACTTACTCATAATATCTCATCCTTTAATTTTAGAATTTCCATCAATTCATCGGTCGGTTTTTGCATGAATGCAAAACCTATCAACGACATAGCATCGTGATTAATGCCGACATAAACGTACTTGAATCCTACTTGAAAGAACAGATTTCCAAGTGACTTGGCAGTGAAACCATTGTGATGACTCATGAAGCCGTTATTTTCATCTATCATCGAACCCAGTCCATAAATCATGTCAACGTAGCGTATCGGGCCGGCTGCGGAGACATAAGCAATATCTTCAATGTCTTTACCGGAAGCGCAATGTTCAAATACTGACTGCATGTTGGGTACGTGGATCTCAACAAATCCAGCGTCTTTTAAAACATGTTTGAATCCATCAAACAGTTTTGGCAAATTATGTCGATAATGGTGCTCCAAGTTATGCGAAGAATAAATTGAATCGTACATTTTGGGTTCCAATTTATCAGCCATATCAACCGCATTACACACAACATCAACACCTTCACCTTCTTGGATGTCCAGCAAAACATGATCCCAATCTGCGTAATGCGCTGGTATGGCTATTTTTTTATTGCCGCCGCCCACATTCAATACTTTCATGGTTGGCTTTCTTCTGGTACAGCATCGACCTTAAATGCGGTTATCGAATCGGCTAGGTCTTGCCGCTCCTTGTACAATTTTTCCAGTTCTTCAGGTGGTTTGAGTAAGGACTGGTGATAATTTCCCTCGTAGGTCTTCATTCCGGTGTGACCGAATGAAATGTTTGGATCGCACCAGATATCCTCGCCCATCTCACGCATGCGCCGGCAGAATGTTGCGTCTTCGCCGTAACGTGTGTATTCGTGCACCATGCACTCCATGAACGAGGTATATACCCGCGTAGGCTTCGACATATCGGCCATCGGATCTTGATAAACATTGTCCGAATAGTAGTCAGCGAATCTCTCCAGTACGTCGCGCTTCAATCGCAGAAAACCACCAGGTATCAGGTGCGCTTTCAGCAAACAGGATCCATCCCATATTTCAATTGCTGACTTAACATCTGGTACACATCCATTTTCGTCTGGATCCAATGATCCACAGAATGCGCCGAAATTGTTTTTCATTGGGAAGAATCCACCAACGACGCCTTGCGTATGACGTATCATGCGAGCCACGGCTTCCGGGCTAAACGACATATCAGAATCGATCATCAATAAATCGGTGCAATCCGATTCGAGAAAATTGGCAATGATCGTGTTTTTGGCGCGATCAATGTAAGAGTCACCGTTCAAACTTTGTTTTTGCCACAGAACTCCAGACATTTCCAGCATCTTAACCGTTTCCAACATACTATCACCGTAGCGAGAAAATTCCTGCTGCATGTAATAGGGTGTGGCGATCATTAACTTCAACACAGGAAGTTTTCCTTCTTGTTCTTTGCGCCGAAATTCACGCTGCATCTTGCCCAGTTCTGGAACCGTGACCACCTTGATTTCTTGTCCTTCTTGATTCTCATCCATGATTCAATCTCCATTTTTACATTAAAAAGCTAGGAGCCGAAGCCCCTAGCAACGGACAACTTAGGTTGATGCCGTTAAGCCCAACGAAATTAAAGCAGCGCGTAAGTCTTTGACCGCGCTTTGGATCGGTGATACGCCAACAATGATAGCCTGAGAGGTACCGGTTGTCGCAACTGCACCAGGACCTTGCAAGTTCACATAACCGATAGTGTAAGTCTCGGTTGGAGGAATCACCGCTGTCGTGTTCGAGTTTTGATATGTCAGTGCTAGTGTAGTAGCTGCTGATACACGCGCATTAACAATCGCAATCCCCGGTGTCAGAGACGGCTTATTAACCAAGACAGTCGTTGATGCCTGAGTCAAGAACGCCACACCGAAAGTCTGTTCTGCTGTCGTAGTAGCTGCCACAGATACCGGCGCCAATGAAACAGTAGAAACAACAAATGGCGCGCGCGCTAACGGACGCATAACAGATGCCGAATAAGTTTCACCGGTTGACGTAGCGGCCGAGGAAACGTTCATCAACTGAACGTCCAAGTTACCAGCACTT